AAGAAATACCAACACAAACGAACATATCAAGGTTATAGTTAACGCAAGATCAGGTGAAAGGATGATGTTACCGCACAATACACACGGTGCAGCAATGGACACAAACGGAAAGAAGTTCAATGGTCCTTTTAATCCTAACGGTCCATCAGATGTTGCGGTGTTAAATCACTACCACAATAAGACAAGAGAAGACTGGATGTTAAGATGTGAAAGAGGTAGAGTTGATTGTGATATACAACACGATAGAGATAGATGGGATAATGAAGTAGGTCATAACGAAGATGTGGAAGACCTATCCGCATACAACTTTTTATATGGAGATTAATATAGACCTTACCAAAAAACAAACACAAGCGTGGAAATTACTAATGGATAACTTGACCAACGAAGTACTCTACGGTGGGTCGGCTGGAGCAGGAAAAAGTTGGTTAGGTTGTCTATGGATTAGTACACTATGTTTAAACTACGAAGGGATAAGATGTTTGATTGGTAGAACTGTATTACAACAATTAAAATTAACAACACTAAATACTTTATTTGAGGTCTTACAACAAATGGGATTAAAGTCTGGTGAACATTATGTTTACAATGGACAGTCTAATGTGGTAACATTTAATAACAAATCAGAAATAGTACTAAAAGATTTAGCATATCAACCATCAGACCCTAACTATGATAGTCTGGGTGGGTTGGAACTAACAGCAGTCTTTATAGATGAGGCTGCACAAATACCACAACTCGCATACAATATCCTTAAATCACGTATCCGTTTTAAATTAAATCAATATAAGTTACAACCAAAGATATTAATGACGTGCAATCCGGGACAAGTATGGTTAAAGAAAGTATTTTATTTACCATATGTAACAGACACATTACCAACAAGTATGAAGTTTGTTCCAGCACTACCAACAGATAACCCACACTTACCTGCAAGTTATATAGAGATGTTAAAGTCCCTACCTAATGCACAACGAAGAAGATTATTAGAAGGTGACTGGAATTATATGGAAGAAGATGATAGTCTATTCAACTTTGACCACATATCCAATTCTGTATTTAGAGATACACCAAATGAACAGAATAAAAGATATATATCAGTGGACGTATCAAGGTTTGGTGAGGATAGGTCCGTAGCGGTGGTTTGGAACGGTCTGGTGGTCATGGAAGTACTTGTGTATAGGAAACTATCGACCGTAGAATTAAGTAACGAAATTAAGGATCTAATTGCGAAATGGAAGGTACATCCACAACAGGTGATCGTGGATTCTGATGGTGTCGGTGGAGGAGTTGCGGACCAGATTCGTGGGGTGAACTTTATAAACAATGGTAAAGCACTACACGACCAGAACTTTTCTAACCTTAAATCACAATGTTATGTAAAGTTAAGTGAACTCTTTAAAGAAGGAAAAATAAGTCTTAATATACTGGATAGTAGTTTGGTGGATGAACTAACACAAGAACTATTAGCAGTTAAACTAAAAGACGTAGATAAAGATAATAAGGTTGCAGTGCAATCAAAGGATGATATGAAACGGATATTAGGTAAGTCACCCGATTTATCTGATGCAGTAATGATGCGAATGTATTGGGAAATAAAGAACCAGAAAGCAACTGGAAGGTATGCACTGGGTATAGTTGGTGGCAGTAACTATATGTCAATAAATAATATAAGATAATGATTAAGTTTAAAGTAGAAGAGAAAGAGTATAACGTAGACAATTTTATATCAATTGAAAACTATGTTAAGATATTCAAACAAAAAGATTTGTTAAGTGAAGATTACTTCGCAGCAAGAATAATTAGTGAGATAACAAGCTGTCCTGTTGAGGATTTATTAATGTGTGATGCACAACAGGTAAATTATATATCAAGTTATATAATGTCCTTAATACCAACAGAAAGACCTGAGTTTAAAGATAGGTTTGAATTGGATGGTGTACATTATGGTTTCTTTCCTAACTGGAGAGATTTAACTTACGCAGAATTTGTAGATATGGATACCATCAGCACCAAAAAATCTGATGATGTATTAAACCTTTTACACATATTAGCTGCTGTAATGTATAGACCAATTATTAATGAAAGGTCACAACATGATTTTGATATTGAGAAGTATGATGTCAACAAGATGAAAGAACGTGCAGAACTGTTCAAAAAGAAGTTAGACGTCAAGTACATTTTAGGTGCACAGTTTTTTTTTATCAACTTCGCAACGAAATATTCGCTTTATATCCAAACATCTTTGATAACGAAAATTCCATTTTGGACGAAGGTGAAACTGGTGTGGAAAATGAGGAGGATAATTTGGGTTATTCTTTTCAAAAAACGTTCGGTTGGTTCATTGTCACAAACAAAATTGCTGGAAATGATTTTGGAAAACACGACCTTATATATGAAAAAAAGTTAGTTGAGGTATTAAATCAGTTATCGTATTTGATCCAGTATGATAGGGAACAAGAAAGGTTATACAAGTTGGCACAAAAAAGAGGATAATTTCAGGACACATTTAACCAAAACATATATTTACTATTAGATGAACCCAATAAACTATAAACAATTATTAACGTATTTCAGCAGTATTGCGTACCACCACGAACAGATTAAGTCATTCGGGTTCGGTGATTACACACAAATTACCAACGATATACTCACTAAAAAGGAACCATTATACCCACGTATGTATGTTGTTCCTGAACAGGTGCAGTTCAATCAGAACCATATACATTATAACTTCGGTGTGGTGTTTATGGATAGAGTGGAAGATGACTTATCCAATTTAGATGATGTGATGTCTGATACATTAGAATTAGCATCAGATATATTCACTGTATTTTATCAATCATATACATACGAATCAGGAGATTTTAGTAAGATAGCGGTAGGTGATTGGTCACCTGAGGTTGTTCCATTTACAGAAAGATTTAATACAGTATTAGGTGGACATACATTACACATTAAACTTACTGTACCATTTGATTATAATGATTGTGTTATTCCAATTGTAAACGATTTTAGTTTTGGTCAAGACGAATCTTTTAGTTCTTATTATCAGATATTAAAAGATTGGAAGCAGTTTGCACAAGCACATGAACAGGTAAATAGTTATGGGTTCGGTGACGTAACACAAATAGTAAATGATATAGAAACAAAAGTGGAACCATTATATCCACGTTTATATTTCTTACCAGAAACAACAACACTCAATCAAAACCAATTAGATATAAACTTTGATGTTAGATGTTTAGACAGGATTGAAGATGACTTATCTAACCAACAAGATGTGTTATCAGATACATTAGAGATTATGAAAGACTTTTATGCGAAAGCGTATTTGTCTGATTATGAAGTGGTGTGGAACGCAACACTCAATCCTATATTACAGGAGACACAAACAGAATTGGGTGGATGGAGTTTAATAGTAACAATACAACAGAAATTTGATTATAATAGATGCGTATTACCAACAACAAGTTTTAGTCCAGGATTAACGTGGGAACAACTTGATAGGTTATGGAGAAAAGTAAACGAACAATGGGAAGATGTATAAAACAAAAATTAATATAATATAATATGGGTGCACTTAATAATTTATATGTAAGTAGTAGTTTTCAGGGTCTCTTAAAGATGACCAATAGTGCTACAGGTTTAACCAGTACTTTACAAACAGTAGAAGCGGGTGATGGTTCTGATAGTCCATTACAAATGAGTTTAACACAAGTTAATATATCAGGGTCGTTTACCGTAAACAACTTACCTTTTACAGGTTCTACATCAGGTTCATCAGGAACCTCAGGATCGAGTGGAACGTCTGGAAGTAGTGGCAGTAGTGGAACCGCAGGAACCTCAGGATCGAGTGGTTCGTCAGGCACGTCAGGTGTTAATGGTACCTCAGGATCAAGTGGTACAAGTGGAATAAACGGATCGTCAGGTACGTCAGGATTTAATGGTAGTTCAGGTTCAAGTGGTACTGCTGGATCATCAGGTACGTCTGGATCGGCTGGAACGAGTGGTAGTTCAGGAACGAGTGGAACATCAGGTTCATCAGGATCGTCTGGAACCTCAGGAAGTAGTGGATCATCAGGAACGGCAGGGACCAGTGGTTCGTCAGGTTCGTCTGGTACGTCAGGATCATCAGGATTGAGTGGTTCGTCAGGAACAAGTGGTACGTCAGGTTCAAGTGGGACAAGTGGTTCATCAGGAAGTTCAGGTACGAGTGGAAGTGATGGTTTAGTTGGTTCAAATGGTACGTCAGGTACAAGTGGTAGTGATGGTTCAAGTGGAACGAGTGGAATTACTCCTGACACATCACAATTCATTACAACAGGTTCATTTATTTCAACACAAGCTATAAGTGGTTCATTAGTATTAGGTGACGCTATTATATCAGGTTCGTTGATTGGTAACGCAGAAAATCAAGGTTTAATTAAAATCAAAACTGAAGCGTACAAAAGTGGGTCTATTCAATTTGAAAATTATATCAGTGCGTCCTCACCAATAAATCAAGCAAACATTGTATTTAGTACTGCACTTGCAGCAGCTGCACAAGCAACAGGTTCATTAATTATTAGTGGTTCAAACAATATAATATTAAATGGTGGAAGAACAAGTACAATAGCTACAATGGGTCCACAAGGTGGTACAATAGGTTATATTGGAGGTTCACAAAATATTATAGCACAAATACCTTTAATCGGTACATCATCCTTTTTAAACGGAACCAATTTTACTGGTAATTTTAATAATTTAAATGGTGTAGTAATTCTTGACACACCAGCTTCTGGTGCTTTTTTACCATTAAATCCTCTTATTCAAGTAGGTAACAACTTCGTTGGTGCACAACAATTATTTAGACACAAAAGCGGTTCATTAGTTTTTACTAATAATAGTTTGCAAGGTTCAATTAGTTCCTTTGCAACATCATCGGCTTTATTCCCATCAGGTGGTGTAACCGGACCAGCTATACAAGGTAACATACACACAGCTGGTACTACCAATTTAATTCACGCAAGTAGTTCAATTGGCTATTTAAATAATTTTAGTAATACAAGTACTTTAACTGTTAGGAATGACGGACTGGCACCAGCAGCAACAAATGGTTCAGGTTCGGTTCCGGTAACAAATAATATATTCGGTGGTAATTCAAGTACAGTACTTCTTTCAGGAAGTTATGTACAAAACGCACGTTCAGTAAGTAACAATATATCAGTTGGTACTGCAAATCAATTGAATATTATTAATAGTGGTTCTGCTGGACATATTGCAAACACTGCAATATTTGGTAACGGTTTAATTGTAAGTGGAAACTTAGCAGCTGCTGCAAATGGTGGTTCAACATTTGTTGGTAGATTTAACGAAACAGGTTCAAATCAAGAAACACTAAATGAAGCAGTATTTGTTGTAGGAACAGGAACGGCAGCAAACGCAAGAAGAAACGCAATACACGTTGATAATAACAATAATACAAGAATAACAGGTTCATTATTAGTTTCAGGTAGTTCAACAATTACAGGTTCAGTTACAATATCAGGTTCATTACAAATTAATGGACAACCAGTTGTTACAGGAAGTATTGTAATAGATAAAACAGGTTTAATCACAACAGGTTCATTCTTAGGTGCAGAACAATCAATATCAGGTTCATTAACATTATCAAATAATAATTCCAATAATACGATGTTACGTGTTACTGGTGGTATATTAACCTCAGGTTCAATAAACAATATGAACTTTTGGAGAGGACCAACTGATATAGGACAGAATTTAGGTGTTGGCTTCAATACATTAACAAAACAAACAAGTGCAGGAACAAACGTACTTGCAGTAGGTGCATCGGCACTTGCTAATAATATATCAGGTAGTAACCTTGTAGCAATTGGTACTCTCGCCTTAAATAATAACATTGCAACTAATAACGTAGCAATTGGTGCTTCATCAATGACTAATAATACATTAGGTTTTAATAACGTAGGAGTAGGTGGTAATACATTACAACAAAATCTTGATGGTACAAATAACGTAGGTATAGGAACAGACACATTAAATTTAAATGTTTCAGGTTCAAATAATATTGCAATCGGTGCAACAACAATGGTTAATACCAGGTCATCAAACAATACTGGTATTGGTTATCAAGCGTTATATCAAAATACTGTTGGTGCCAATAATACAGGTATTGGTAACGTGTCATTACAAAATAATGTAACAGGTTCTAATAACGTTGCAATAGGTAATACTGCTGGTCGTTATGAAAATAGTAATAACAATTTTTATATTAACTCAATTGATAGAAGTAACTTAAATGCTGAAAGAAGTGGTTCGTTAATGTGGGGTACATTTAATAGTACCGTAGCAAACCAAACATTACAGATTAACGCAGCAACCGATATTAGAAATAATTTAGTTGTAAGTGGTTCATTATCAGTAGGTGGTAACTTACAATTTAATGTTGGTGCTTTCCAATCAACTCAATCACAATCAGGTTCAGCAAACGTTTCACAATCTATTAATTACGACACAACTGATTATTCAGCAGGTGTTACATTTGTAAGTGGTTCAAGATTAACAGTAGCAAATAAAGGTGTTTATAATATTCAATTCTCAGCACAATTATTAGCAGACACAGGTGCAGACGATGTGTACATTTGGTTAAAGAAAAACGGTACGAATGTTGCAGCAACTGCAGGTCACGTGGTATTAGAAAATAATCAAGAATTGATTGCAGCGTGGAATTATGTTGTTGATAGTGCATCAGGTGACTATTATGAATTAGTATGGCAGTCAGCAAATGGTGATGCAATATTATTAGCAGAAACAGCAACAGGAAATATACCATCAGTACCATCAATAATAACAACAGTAACACAAGTAAGATAATATGGAAGAAATAATACAAATACAACCAACCCCAACCCCGACCGCAACACCAAATAACAATATACACGAAGGTTTATTTAACCCACCAACTGAGTAATGGATTTAGAAGCACTTGCACCGATTATAGCGGACATAGTAAAAGAGAGTTTAAGTGAAAAGGTTTACCTATATGGTGCATACCAAAAGGGGTTGACCAGTCGTGTTGCTAGTGGTACATTAAGAAATAGTATTGGTGCGGTGGTAGAACAAAATAAACAAGGGATACAAGTTGTTAGAGTTACTGCACTCGGAGGAAAGAGGTTAGAAGACACATACGCTTATTGGTTAATCAATGATAGGAAACCAGGTAAATGGGCTAACATTGGTGCAATTAAAGAGTGGATTATGAACAAAAAAAGTTTTAGAATTAGGGATTACAAGACCGGTCAATTCCTACCTAAAACAGAAAAGAATGTAGATAGTGTAGCATTTGTTATTGCAAGATCAATAGGTAAGTTCGGTTTTCAAAACAAACCTAAAAACTTTATTGAGATAGCAATAGACAAAATAATGAATAACCAACAAATAACACAAATCATTGAGGGTGCAACCATAGATGAATTGTTAAACCAACTAGAAGGAATATAATATTATGGCATTTGGATACCAACAATTATACGCAAACGGATTAAACAATAATACCCAATTAAGAAGAAGTACCGATATGGTATATCAGCGTGGGGGTAATTACAATATTGTTTTAACAGGAGACACATACGAAAGTTCAATGGAACTTGATGTAGATTTATATGGTGATGGAACTAAGGTAGGAAGGATGCAGATAGTACCTTATGATATTAATTTATCGGGGGGAACATACTATTATAACTTCAACCTAAGACCATATAACTATATGTCTAACTTTGTTGAGTCAGAACACTTTACATATTATTGGAAGAATGACTGGTTTCAAACAACCAATACAATTAATATTAATAATCAATATCCAAATATTATTACTGCAAATTTCAAGTATGGTTATAGATATGTAAACTCAACTGGTGCTACTATAACAGAATATACAGGTGGTACACCAACAAACAATTTAAATCACTATACGAACATTCCTAACTGCGTTACAGCAACAGGATTTACTGCAAGTGGATTTACAAACACCGGAGAGTACTTTGATTATGTAGGTGGTCAATTCCAAATGGGATCAGACAAATACTTACTACCTAACTTTGATCAAGAGATTGGTACAGTTATGGGAACAGGATTAACAATCAATACATTAGACTTATATAGAAGATTATCTCCTATGTCGCAATATTTGATGGATTATCCTACTCTACCTGAAATGAGTGAGACAGCAAGATTTTTAACTGATGCACCACGCATCCAGTATATACAACCTGACGAAAATTATGTATTATATTACTTAAACGGACAATCAGGAGATAGAATGGTGATAGAAGCAGACTACGCAGTTTTTACTTTATATGATAGTACTAATACACAATTAGTTACAAACGGTGTTTGGAATCAACAACTTAATTTTAGTGGTACAACATACGCATCACCAACAGGTTATACAGATACATTACAACCATTTGCTTTACCTTGTGGACCATCAGATATACAGAACTTATTCTTAACCGGACAATCATTTAGTAACGTTGCTTATTACACAGTACAATTGTTCTATTCATACCCAACTAATAGTGCATCACGTGCATCAGTAGGTCCAGTAGGACCTGTGAGTGAGATGTTCTACTTCTATCTATACAATAACTGTCAACCTCAAAATACAAGATTAAGTTTCTTAAATAGCAAGGGTGGTTATGATTACTTCACATTCAAGTCATACAGACAAGATACAAAAAAGATTACAACACAATCATACGATAGTAGGTACTTCTCAACTGATATTTCAGGACCTGACGTTAACGTGGGTAGATCAGTTAAGACATTTGGAACAGACGTAGATAGAGAGATAGTATTAGAAAGTGACTTCTTATCTGTACCAGTAGGACAGTGGTTAGAACAGATGTTCTATTCACCACAAGTATATGAAGTAAAGGAAAACTTTATATCACCGATGGATAGACAAGATAAGATATATTGGGATTTAAGACCACTACAAATA